AGGAGGAGGTTGAGCCGGTCATTCAAGGGCGGATGGGTACGACAGGAACTACGGGGCTTCGCTCAGTTCTCAAAGAGCTGCGCGGATCCCAGGTGGGGCTTGTATGGTCGACGATTGATGAGACGGAGAAGCGGGGGGCCTTGTACTGGTATGACCCTTCGGAGGGGGCGGAGCAGGGCGCGACCTTAGATCTCGCAGAAGCTGCTACCGTGCTTACGGAGCTTGCGGCGTATTTACGGAGATAGCGTATGACGCTAAAATCGTATCAAGAAGTAGAATGCTTGTTAAGTCGACAGCCGACCATTTGGGAGCTATGGCGCCGCAGGGCGTATCCATTTACATTATTGCGTTTTTGGGCGTTATCTTAGTTACCCTCGGACTTTCCGGAAATGGCGGAGAAATCCCAGGCTATTTCATTGTTTTGTGTCTTTTTGCCTTTACCATTTGGTATATTTATGTGAAGCTCATTGTACCGGATCCCCTGCAGTTATAGGGTATCACTTCTTAAACAGCTTGGGCCTCGTCAGCCACCGCTCTTCGAAGAAATAACTGCGTTATTTCTTGAACAGCTTGAATGTGCCCTTCTTCGCCTTATAGCCCGCCTTTGTGAGGCGCTTCAGCGCCTTCTTGCCCGCCGCATGCTTCTTCTTGGAAACAATGCGCCCCTTCTTCGTCTTCATCAGGTCCTTGCGCGTCAGCCCACCGCTCGTGTGCTTCGCCGTGCCGTGATAGACCTGCGCCTTTGTGCCCACCGCAGGCATCTTCTTCGCGCCACCATACATCATCTTACCATCACCCATCTTCCTGCGAGTATTGTCGTTGCTCTTTCTGCGAGTATTGCCGTTGCTCTTTCTGCGACTATTGCCGTTGCTCTTTCTGCGACTATTGCCGTTGCTCTTTCTGCGGGTAGCGTTATTGGGCATTATATATTATACGGAGAAATTTTACTGCGAGGCTCTGAAGCTACATATTACATCGGAAGCCTTGGGGTCTTTCCTGACAGAATCTCCTCCTGAAGTCTCTCCATTTCCTTTGGACTATAGACACCGGCAAAATGAACTAGGAAACATCCAGGCGTCCAAAGAGGTTGTCCAGGAAGGCCGCGCAAATACGCATTGAACCGGATATGTTCTGCCGTAATCTCTGTCCGAGCCAAATCCGCCGGAACTGTCTCGAGAAGCCGAATCATCGCTGCGTTCTCCCACCAGATATGATAGAGGAGGTCCACTTGCTGAGCAACTCGTTCCCACCAATCTCGAAGCCAAGTCGAATTCCGCATAAGCATATTTCCTGAATTAATATGCCCACACGCATCTATTGTCATTAGGAGATCCTTTTTCGGAGGGAGAAGGGGTGAAACTTGTTCCTCCAACCGTAGGGCCGGGTTTGTAATCAAGACATCTGCATCGGACAGAAAGACAAGTTCCCCTTCAGGAAGTTTTCCTAGGACATCCAAGACAAATGCTACCTTCGACCAAGGAATCGGCTTCTCGCGGTCCCAGAACTCTTCCCCACCCTGAATGTATGTATAGCCGTGCTTGGCCGCATACGCACGCTTGGAGTCGAGGGCTGGGGCTAATGCCTTCCGGAAATCTTCTCCGATGGCTAGAGTCAGTATGTGCATTCCTATCGTAAAATTGCTCAGAATCTTTATGTGCTCCAATGGCAGAAATGAGTAATGATGCAAAACAGTGTCCGTGGTGCGAGCGCTGGGCTCTGAAAGATGCGGCCTGTAACTATATCTTTGCGTGCGGGCTAGAGACAAGAGGCGCCTTTACAGTTGGCGCTGGCTGTGGGCGCTCATGGTGCTGGGAATGTGGCAAGAAGTTTTGTTCCGTCTACATCGACCCTTTATCTGGCAAACAGATTCCGAGTGCAAGAGATAGTCATGGTAGTTGCTGCGCAACAGAAGAAGGATTCTCTAAAGAGGCCTACTGCTGTGGCGGTCATAATAGTCATTGTGAGAAGAGATGGTAGTAAGCGTAGCGTTAATAAGGCGCAGCCGATATTACTTCGCACATGACCCTATATGAATGATTAATCTATCGTCCTTTGCCATCTCACTATCGAGATGATACACCTTTTGTACGCGCCCCTTCAGTATAGCAATAAGCTTCTCCTTGTTTATATCTTCCCAATCTTGCTCCAAGTTTGTGTCAAACAGGCGATAATCATCAATAACTATAATGGCTTCGGAGGTAAAGAGATTCTGAATGGCTTCGATTTCTTCAACTAGAGGGCAATCTTTCTCTCCCTGCCCTGTCATTCCACCACTCCAGTGACCATCCAAAAAGAATATCGTATTTTCTTGTACTCTCGGAAGTAGCATAGGAAACATTTCGCTGCTATCACCAAGAATAAACTCGATCTTATTTCCTTTATATTTTTCCTTTGCCATATTATACATTTTTGGACTAATCTCAACCGTATAGAGTTTGTCAAAGAGGGGCTCCATAGCCAAGATTGTATTGCCCATTAATGTCCCCGTCTCAATAAATATAGGGAATCTAGTATAATCATCTTGAAGCTCAAGTAGGTTTTCTTTTGTTAATGATGGCATATATCTCAATAATATATAAAATATCCTTCACTGTGCCGCATGACAACGCAGCTAAAAATTGAAGTCCCGCGGGCCCTGATTCCCACTACAAATGCCATACGTCTATCAAAAGAATGCTGCTGGTGAGTTTGTCTGTACTATCTGTTCGGAGGTAAAGAAGAACCAGAACACGATGCACTACCATATGAAAAAGCACGAGGGGCATCTGCCCCATACATGCGCCACCTGTAAAAAGGAGTTTCTCCATGCGCAAACTCTCGCTGTCCATATTGCGGCGAAACATTCAAAAGAGGATGCGGCATCTCTGAAGTGCCCCTGTTGTCCCTATAAGACTCTCACGAAAGCCAATCGAATCCTACATTTCATGCGAAAGCATTGCGGCGAGGAGGTTGAGGGCATGGCTCTTAAGAATAATACCTGCGGCACATGTAACAAAGTGTGTAATAGCGGTGCGGCACTTCTGTATCATCTATCCACGGGCTGTATTGAACTTCCTATAGAGAAACAGGCGTTCTTGACAGGGCTGATGGCCTAAGTGTTTACAGCTCCTTTGTGTGAACAAATGTCTGCGACATTACAATAAGTCTGTACAGGTGAAAGCCAAAGGCGCCGAAGGCGGCTATCAGCAGCATGTCATACGCGGGACGCTCCGTTCTTTTTGCGTAATAGCCAATCCAAAGAATAAGCGGCGCAATCAAGAATACATGAATCAGATTTATCCAGGCCACCGGAGAAGCGGCTATAAGGCGTGATATTGCCTTATAGGTGTGATACAGCAGAACAATCAGCCCGGTCCCGAACAAAACGGAATACATCCAATCAGGAGTCGCCGCGCGATTGAATCCGACCCACAGAAGAAACGGGACTATAACGGTAACATGTAGGAGAGCCACAAGGAAGTACGCGTCCATATCTGTATCAGCGATGAGAAAGTTTCTTTACGAGTCCTGCGGCATGTTCAATGGCCCCTTCCATCCATCCTTGGCGCATAGAAAACGATTCACCGCAGACATGGACGCCCCGCATCGTAGGAAATGGCTGATAGGCCTCTCGAGAAACATCGGCGGGAGAGTATGTCCCAGGTAGCCAATAGGTCACCCCATCCTCCCAATAGTGTGACTTCACGAAAGTTGGCCCCGGAATCGTCGGCTTCAGAAGGCGTCGAAGATCCCCCAGGATTTCTTCACCGACCTTCTCCTCGCCAATGGCGTCCAACTTCTCTTTCCAGTGCTCAGCATCCTGCGAGTCAGTATATGAGATTTGTACGGAACCTATCTCGGGATTTCCAGGAATGATGTACCGGACAGGGGTGGGTGTAACCATACGGCCAATCCCTTCTGTCCACAGCTTTCCTCCTTCCAGCGGAAAGACTCCGTAGAAACGGAGTAGCGGCTTCGTTACGGCTCGCCCAATCCCCTTCCATTTAGAAAACGGCCGAATCGTCTTTAGAGCAGAGGAAGGAACGGCAAGAATACAATGCTTCCCCACCAAGGTCACCGGTTCCCCCTCCACCGAGCATGTAACTTTTACTGGCCCGGTCCCCTGGGCCACTTCCACGCAGGTATGACCAGTAAGAATCTTCCCCCCCTTTTTCTCTATATCGGCGCGCATACCCTCTATGATCGCCGACAGCCCCTCTCCGCAGATTCCAAACTTATCATCTGGACCCATTTCATGTCGAAAGAGTTCGAGCGCAACATCGGCGCGCATTGTATCCACTTCCCCGCGATACGGGTATCGCAGAAGATACTCATCCGTAAGCTTCGGTCCATGAATCTTTGTCAAGAGTTCTCGAATGGTCCGAGTTGCCAACTGTTCTGCTGGCAGGCCTCTAAGAGGCTCAAAAAACACGGGAAAGCCGGATTCAAACTGCGCCTCTTCTAAGGGTTCGCCATACCCTTCCACGAATTTGGGAGCGCCGCCAATGGGCACCCAGGTGAGCTTGTATTTGCGCATGAGTTCCCGAACATGGGTGTGATGTTCGGAGATGCGCCCCGCGCCAGCCTCCCACTGTAGATCAACGCCGCCAATCTTCTGTTTGAAGGTCGTCATCCGACCCCCGAGCGCCTTATATTTCTCTAGAATGACGACCCGTGTACCCTTTTTTTGAAGTTCGAGCGCCGCATACATTCCAGCAATACCGGAGCCTACGATGATGACATCGTAGGATTCAGCATCCATCTTGCTGTGAGTTCTTATTATTTTGCCACGGGCTCGAGTTTCGCGGCATCCAGGTGTGTCTTTACCCAATCAATCACCTTCTGAGTATTGTTCGAGCCTAGTGTTCCTACGACCTTCTTCTTGCTCACAATGAGAAAGGCGGGAATGGAGCGGACTCCACAGTAGGCCCCCGTATAATCATTCTGGTCAATATCACACTTCAGCCAGTTGGCGCCGGGCACAGCGGCCTCAATAGCCGGTATGTCAAGTGCGCGGCATGCAGAACACCAAGAAGCGGTAAAGTACACTACCGTAAAGGGGGGAATCTGTACCCCAGGATCCGGGTCCTGAAGTCCAATAAGTTGCTCAAACTCAATCTGGGAAATCAGAAGCTTCATTATACACTTCCGCGGGATATATTCTTGTTTCGCATGACCGCAAGGCTGATTCCTACCAAGGATGCTAGGGCCAGTGAGCCCAGAAAAACGGCGCTTTCATCTGTGTCAATCACGGTGCCGCCATCTTGTAGGATTGGAAGCTCATCATTCGTCTCATCAAGTACATTCTGTATGATACTGTTCATACTAGGAAGTTTCGTGCCACCGGCCTGCGACTCCTTCTTAGAACCGGCCTGCGCCTTCGTGCCGGCCTGCGCCTTCCCACCACCTGACTGGAACATACTCTGTAGTTTCGGCAATGCGCTCGGTATAGCGTAGATTCCCGCAGCCCCTACTGTCGCCGCAATGCCTAAAAGAGCTCCAAGCGATGTAACTGCCCATCCAGCCCACGAACTTAACACGGGCCGGATTTCAGGCGGAATAGAACTCGATATTTCAAGGTACCAAGGAAGTAAGAACATAAACATCATTCCAAATATGGTCGCAGTCATACGACCGTATGAAATCTCTGGCTCATTTGTCAGCGGATTTTCTTGGTATACAGTGGCCCCATTCTCGTCCTTGACGACATTTCCACTAGCATCTGTTGCAGGAATCTTAAATCCAATGTCCTCTTGTTTCAAGGATTTCGGTAGACATTCTGGAGGTATCTTTGGTGCGGCCAAGTTCTTCTTCTTCGCCTTTGCCGCCGCTTCCGCCGCAGCTTCTTGGCCAGTTATATACTTTGCATCTCCGCTGTCATCGAGTTCTACGGTAAGAATCACATTTCCAGAAGCATCTTTCTGGCCCACCTTGAGTTGGTTCGCGAGCTTCGTAACCTCGTTTGCCGCAATATTCGCGTTTAAGAATTTATTAATGAAAGGGAGTTTGTAACCTTGGCGCGCAAAGTTCGGAGAATATGTTTGTATAATATCAAATGTAAACCACGGATTCGCATACTTAATAAATGCTTTCACATACGGTAGCCATGACTGTCCGGGATAGTTTTTGCTTAATAGAAAATATAGCCCATTCAACATTTGATTCGAAACCGCCTTCGCGGCAAACCAGCCCATTGAGCCACTTACGAGAAGATTCGCACCGTTTGAGCCCAGCGTAAAAAATATCGAGAATATCATTGCGCATATAGTTTGATATAGGGGGCCGACGCCAGGAATCAACGATACAATTGGCTGAAGTGCCGCAAAAGGAAATATACCCGTCAACAATCTATGCGTCGACAGTGATACCGGTTGATTGAAGGTTCCCTGTATATATTTCTCGCCACTCGGCGCAGTAGTCTCTGCGGCCTTTGCTGCTGCGAGTCCACTCACGGCCTCTGTGGCCGGCCCTCCCACCAGCGATGTTGGATTTAAACTGCCGAGCATTGCTGCCATTCCTAATCATACATCCTACCTAAATCTTGAACAGAAGCCCCGCAAATCCGTTGACTACACGCAAGACATTGTGATTTCTCGCATAGACAACCACATGCGCCTTGCCACGGTTCGGCGCGTAAGAAGGATTTGCGATCTGACGAGTGACGGGTCTTCCGAATCCGTCCAATAAGGGTGCCCCGTTCGGGGCGACAACAGGAACCGTAAGCGTAGTAGGCTCATTAGAATCCGGTCGAAGATTGAGCATCAGATTCATATTATCAATGCGGCTCGCGTTCAGAGAACCCGAGGGCTGCATGTCCTCTGGCCGGAGTGCGAAGCTATACAAATAAATAAAGTTCTTCACATCCGTGCTTGTGTGATATTGATAGGGCTGAACCATGCGAAAGTAGCCCGCATCTCTCGCATCAAACCGGTCATAGCCATCTATCTGGAGCGTCGCATCCTGGAGCATGTCTCTGGAAATGCCCGCCTCAAATCCGGAAGTCGAACCGAAATTAAACCACTCGTGCGTATTCTTCATAATATCACGCTGAACGACCCAGAATAACTCGCGTATCGGGTGATTGAACTCCAGGCGAACATTCTGGATGTTGATGCCCTCAGGAATAGAAACCTGCGGCGTATACTGAATCTGTTCAATGAGATATTCGTGCGTATTTGCGACGAACCGACGACGCTCTTCACGGTCGAGATAGACATAGTCGCCCCACAGCCGAACATCCACAATCTTGGTGGGCAGCGGAAGGACAGTGCTACAGCTATCAGCAGTATTTGGATTTGATATCATGGCGCTGAGGTCGCGTATCTTCATATTGATACGAATCGGGTGATACTGCATCGCAAGAAGCGGAAGATAGAGACCCGGGTTCTTGTTAAACCAGAACTGGAGAGGTATATAGAGCTTCGTTGCGCCATACTTGTATCCTCCTACAGAACAACTCGGCGCAGGAACAACCGTAGGCGGCGTGTTGAGACCATCTACACGGCCAATCATATTGTTCAGCGCGTTGAGTTGGCTCGCGGGAGTGGAAACCGTTGACCAGATTTGCATCCATTCTCCGGTCTGCTTATCGATTTCTTGTTCGCCGATTTCGAGTGAAATCTCTTCAATCAGAGAGTATCCGGTAGAGTTCACATAGACGCCGGACGAACCATCGCTCATGGTGACATAGGGGAGGACAACCTCCATGATGATTGGGCCCAGGAGGTCTCCTCTACGAGGCACGAGTGCCGTAACCCTCTTTCCGAAATCCGGATCTCCGTCGAAATAAATCTGCTGCGACTCTATTGCAAAGTTTGTATAGCGGCGATAGACCATTTTGAACCATGTTATCTGTGGATTTCCGGTGAGAAATACATCCTGCTTACCTTGCGCAACCAGTTGTAATAATCCACCACCACCAGGCATTCTAGTCTACCGTGCGACTTATTCAGTAGATGCTATTCTTATCTTACACCAGAAGCGCGCATGAGTGATTTCATCCAACAGGCAATATATTCCATTAACTCGAATACGGGACAGCCCTACCCGACGAATCTCATGCAGGTTGCCGATGGAAATGGTACACGGGTGTGGCAAGATGTCTTTCAGACGATTAGCAGCCAAAGCGGCCAGGCCGGCGGCGGCATTGGATATCTTCCCTCGTCATTTAATCGAATCTACGGAGTTGCATCGTCACTGTCTACCATTATTGCTACGAGCTATTCAACACTCTCTACACAGATTGGGCGGGGCGGAATACCGGGTAGCATCACAGGGCCCCAGCTTCAAAGCACATTCTCCTGGATTCAAAACGATTCGACCTACATTAGCAGCGGTCAACTCGTGAGTAGCATGACCCCGTTTTTGAATGGCTCCCTCTCCTTCATGTCAAATATTCAGAGTACGGTGATTGGTCTGGGCTCAGCCAGATATATCAGTTCACCGACGCTGCTTAGCACATCGGCCGGTATAATGACGCAAGGGCGCTCGACCGTTGCGGGCCTCGGCACCTTCGGCTATGTGAGTAGCCTGTCTCTTCAAAGCACTATTCGAAACCTTGGCCTACTCTCTTATATCAGCTCGCCGGCGCTCATCAGCAGTATGACGGGCCTTTTGTATCCGCCAAATGTTGCGGGCGGATCCCTCGGTGTGATTGTGACCGGCTCTTCTGACCCTCCGTTTGTCAACTTCAATACGCTCATCAGCCAGTATCTCACAAGCACGAACTATTTCAACCAGGCAAATGCTGGAAGCTACGGCGTGGTGTATGGCGTGAGCCTGCCGAGCACCACTTCGGGGCTGATTAACTCCCTCGGGTCGCTCAACTACGTGAGTACGGCGACCCTCCTAAGTACCAGCCAAGGAATCCAGGCTGCGAAGCAGAACATCTATATTGACCGTTCTGGTGGGACGAATATCTACAACTCACAGGTCTATATTTCTTCCGTTGGCGCAATCACATTTCTCAGCAGTTTCGTGGAATCCTCTATCGTTTACAAGGGGCAGAATGGCCCTATTACCGGGTCAGTAGCAAACAACTCAAATCTCACATTTTCCACGGCCAACCTTCAGTTTGATGTCTTTTCTAGTCTTATTACTTCTTCGAGCCGTATTACTATTGAATTCCACCCCACCTTTCAGTTTGACACCTTGACCTCGGGATCCATCGTCTCTGGGCTATATCCTATGACCACATACATTCAATACGGTAACACATATCTCAGTACATTCAGTGAAACTCGGGTCGCTGGCACTGCTTCCCAAAATGGCTACTCGAACTTCTTCCAGCGGCCGATTAAGATGTCCATTCCAGCCTCACAGGTCCTCGGCGCATACGCGAATCCCTATGTACTGACGCATTCTATGCCAGGTTCTATATCTTATCAGACAAACATTGGATTCCGTTCCCCGTCCATGACCGTCTTCTATGCGTCCACGAACTCGTATTTCCTCACCATACAGAATCTATCCTTCTAAGACAGAAAGATGGCTTCCAGTGGAAAATCCATAGATACGGACCAGATTACTCTCCGACAAATCAGTATCCGTTC